GGGTAGGAGTACTTCCAACTTCTTTCATTGTCACGAACGACCTAGCCAACGGCCCCAAGCCAGGACCGGTACGAATCAACGTCATCGGGGGCACCCTGGCTTTTGAAGTGGCTTGGTCTATCCGATTTCAGTACATTCCTTGCGACGACGGGACTATCCCTGCTTTGGCTTGGAAGTCGTTTGTATTCACTACCACCTGGAGAAACGACTTTGAGGGGTTTACTACCCGTAACATTTCCGGGACCATTGAAATAGCTCAGCACCGTGATTACGCTAACAACCCCAATGTCCTGTCTCACACGGCTGAGGAAGTCCGAAGTAACATCACTATTCTTGTTCCAGTGGGGTTCAAGCGGGTAGACAACACCTGGATAGAGTCCCCCGACAAAACCAAACTTTCGTTCAGTGTGGTAGACCAGCAGCTGGAAGGTGACCCCTACCCAACAGGTATCACACACGCCAAGGGTAGCTTCAACTTCACAGCGGGCGACGGGAGGGGCGGATTTGCTGAAGGCATTTGCGTGCTTCAAATGAGCCTGAAGACTTCCCCAACCGTCAAGCGAGAACTGGCCGGGCAGATATTCCTAGCTGCCTGCCTAAATAAACAAGCGGACTTGGTGGCCAGCCTACCCGTTGGGGCCAACGTACTACCCCTGAAAATCAGCATCAGTAACGGAAAGTGGGATGACGCCCGGCGTACCGAATGCTACATGGTTTGGCAAGTAACCAGCTGCCTTAACGCCATGTTGTCGGCCACGAAGATTTGGCAGCCCGCGAATGACTTAATCACGGGGCTAGGTAATCAAACCTACACCGAATGGGTAGCGAGCATGTTGAGCCTATGGGGCAACACTGGCTACAGTGGCATTCGTAGCAGACCCAGCGAAGGTGTAATCCTAAGCTTATGCGACAGAGCAGAGTCCGGCACAATCGGCGGCACCATCCCCAGCTATCCAACTTCGGGGACTTACACCCTCTCCTCGCTAACTTGTCCCGACGTTGGAGAAAACGAAGGCTGGATTCGGTTCGACGTACAAGTTAAGGTGCTCCGCAACTCGGAAAGTACAACGCATAGGCTGGCCCGTGGCTTCTTACCAGGAGGAACTACAGCAGACATCGACCCCATCACTGGGTCTATGCAATTAGGCGGGGCTAGCTATAGCCAAAGCCTATCCGATCAACACGTGTTGGAATACTCCGGGTTCCCCGAAACCTACGTGGCCTTGAAGTTCCGGGGATTACGCCTCAAAAACACTCCCTTCATCCCCCAAATTACCAGTATAGGAGGACAACCCGCCTACGAATACAAACACAGCGAAAGCAACCCGGTTTGGGCGTTCGACTCATTCGGCTGTCCCGTATATGCCATTTCCGGTTGGCGTATTTACAAAGTCGCCGGCCAAGTCCAAACCGTCAAGCCCGCCGAAAGCCGTGCCTCTTGCGGTGCCGCTCCTCAAACTAACGGCCCGCTCGCCACCCAACAGTATTAACCGCTAACCGCTATTGCCGCTAAACACAATGGAACCAGAAACCGCTACAGAAACCCTTAAGCTAAGCAAGCCCGCTTGGCTGACCCTGGAAGCCCCCGACGGGGCAGCCAAGGCAAGAATCGACATTTACAAGGCCCGACGGGTACTGGACCTAGCCGCCAAGCAGCCCGACGAAGACAAACGTTGGGAGTACATTCTCAAGTACCTCGCCGGGGAGCTGAATGTTGATGCAACTCAATTAGCCCAATCAACCGCCATTGAGTTCAACGAATACATTTGTAAGCGAGTGGTTGAACTCAACCAGGAACTAGCATCAAAAGTTTCCGGGATGCCTGCCTAGCTCACGTCTATCCGGGCATCCCAAGCGATTACCTAGAATGGTCCGACGAACAGAAAGAAGCCTGGCTACACAACGTCCCCAAGGTCTTAGCCTACACCGATAAGCAAAGGCGGATGGTGGACCCGAAGACCGAAGACGGGCTGTACAACGCAATCCTGCTCGATACGGGCGACCCAGAATTGGCCGAAAGAACCTTAACTGAAATCAAGGTTCAGGCTAAACTAAGGGCCATGCAATCCGCAGGCCCCCTACCGAATGCCTGACTCCCATGGCTAAGAAACCTAAAAGCCAGCTCAACGGCAACAAGAATCAATCCATCAACGTTGCCCAGTTGCCCAACAACCCGGCTATTCCGGTTGCTAACTCCCGCGTAGGCCAACGCCGTCGCTCCCGCTCCGAAATCCGCATGAACCTGGTTGACAAGGAGAAAGACCCCACCAAAAACTACCAGTCAACCCGGTATGCCTACTTCGGGGAGCTATTTGTCAGCAACCTCCCTTTGTGGAGGCTTTGGACTGCCCGGATGATGCTGACTAGTGACCCAATCGTGGACTTCAGCCTCAACATCCGCAACGCGGCCTTGATGGCTGCTGACGTAGTGGTTACGGCTAAACGGGACGACGTGAAGAAGTGGGTAGAAGACCAGTGGCGGTTCGTCTGGGACTATCATCGCCCCCAGCTAGTTTCAGCTAAGCGGTGGGGGTTCGCTCCGCTTCAAATCAAGTACAAGGAGAACCAACAGGGCCAGCTAGATATTTCAGGGGTGAAGGACTTTGCCCCGGAGGATGCTAGAGCCTTGGAAGTCAGCTCCGAACTATGTGGGCAAAGGGTTAAGGGTGCCCCCATGTACTTCCCCCAAGCCCTCTGGCTTAAGTTCAACTCCGAATTCGGAAGCCAATACGGAGTAGCCGTCACCCGTCGCCAATACCCCGCCTGGTACGAAAAGTGGATGGATCACGGGGCTAAGCGACTCCAACAACTGCGGATGGTCAAGGACTCCTACATTGGGGATATTTTCTGGTATCCGCCCCACATGAAGCTGACCCTCCCGGATGGCACGGAGGTATCCTGGCGGGACTTACTCCGCGAAACCGCAGAGAACCGACTCAGCGGAGCCGCGATGACTCTGCCCCGCTTACTCGATAACAACGGGAAGGAATTAACCGGCTATAGTCCTCCCCAGAGCATTGCGGGCAGCACGGAGGTATTCACTTGGGTGGACGTTTGTGACGACAACATTCTCAAGGGGGCGGACATTCCCAAAGAAGTGGTACAAGCCGCCGACACTGGGAGCGGGTTCAGCGGGCGGTCTATTCCGTTCCTAGTCCTCCTAAGCACGTGTACCAAGGAGCTAGTGGAAATCGTCCAGCAGGTCAAGGAGCAAGTCCTACGCCCAGCGGCCTGGCTCAATTGGGGCGGTGATGTTGAGTTTGACATCTACCCCAAGTCCCTAGTCGAAAGCTTCGCCGGGGACATCAGCGGTAGCCAAATGGCCGGAGGGAGCATTGGTGCCCCAGGGCAAGAGCAGCCCCCGGAGCCTCAACAATTACCGCCCCAGCAGCAAACCAAACAGTTTGAAGAAGGTAGCAAATACAGCTGTTTGTTATTTAACCTGCCTGGAGATATTGCTTTTGAAGTTCGTATGTTAGGGGACAGAATCGACCTTGCTGACCTGAAAGATGGTATCTCCAGCCGTGAGCTTAATCCTCACATTACTCTCAAGTGGGGTCTTCAAACGGACAATCCAGAGGAAGTCCGTAAGGCAATTGATTGGGAGGGGCCGATTGCTTGTCAAATCGGTAAGTGCTCAGTGTTTAGCAACCCAACGGAGGACGTTGTCAAGTTGGAAATCAACAGTCAAGGACTTCACAACTTGAACACTTCTGTTTGTAAGCACCTTGAGAACGTCAACACTCACCCTGAATATAAGCCCCATATCACTATCGCCTATTGCAAGCCTGGAGCCGGGGCCAAATACGCAGACTTGCTGAACGACTTAGAGGGCAAGGTTGTAGCGTTTGACACAGTGATCTTCAGCTCAAGCACAAAACACCGGACACCGATAAACCTTACAGGTCAAGCCCAATTCAAAGAAGCCCCAGCCTTGGAGGGTGAGAATGGCCGCCCTTTTGGCCTTTCGCTCCAAGTTCTTCAGTTTGACGAGAAACACGTTCACGCCCCTCCTGGCGGCATCACTATCAACGGGGTATTCTACCACGGCGGTGAATACATTCCCAAGCACGTGTTAGCGGGGATGTCGGCCCAAGAGAAATCCCAACTGGAGTTCAAGCAGAAGACTTCCACGATGGAGTCTCACTGGCCTTTGTCTTCTACCGGAAAGCACCTGGGCGGTTCGACCGGGGCGGAGCTAGTTACCACTGCCAGCGGTAAGCAGGTAGTGCGCAAGTACGGTAAGCACGCGGAGCATATCAAAAACGAAGTTGATACGAACAAACTGTATCAAATCATGGGCGTCAACGTGCCCAAGGGTTCGTTGTTCCATGAGGACGACGGCAAGCCCTACATGCTCAGCGAGTACGTAGAGAACGCTAAGCCTCTCAGTGAGCTAAAAGGGGAAGAACGCAAGAAAGCCTACTTGGAGCTAGGTAAGCATTTTGTAGCCGACGCTCTCTTAGCTAACTGGGATGTAATTGGACAGAACTACGACAACATTGTGGTTAGCCCTTTCGGCACAGTGTACCGGGTAGACAACGGCGGTTCCCAACGGTTCCGAGCGCAAGGAGGTAACAAAGGCGACAAGTGGAATGATAAGCTGCTCGAAATCGACACGATGCGTAACACGGGCACCGCAGGGGACGTGTTCAAATACGTTACCGACGAAATGGTACAACAGCAGGCCCAGGATATTCTCAAGCACAAGGACAAGCTCAAAGCTTACAGCAATGATCCAATCTTCAAAGCCCGCTTAGATCATCTTCAGAAGATTTATGGAGACAACCCGCCGAACGACGAACAAGTCAAGGACAACGAGTATTATGCCGTTGGTGAATCGTTCCTAGGCAAAGACCCCTACGCCAAGATTAATGCGGTTAAGAAGATTGGAGCCAAGTTTGGAGTTAAGTTCTCTGAGATTCAACTCAAAAAAATAGCGTTGCTCAACGACGGTAAGGACAATTCCAAGCTGTTCGTCCCTGAGACAATGGGCCCAACGAAAGAGGAAGCCCTCAAGAGTCACTTCGCCGAGCATTTCCAAGACAAGATTCAAGTCAAGATTATCAACGCCAGCTCAACGCTTCTTGGCAAGTACAAGAAGATGGGTATTGCCTCGCTCAAGGAAGTTTGGGCGATGCCTTTAACCGATGCTGAGAAGCTACTAGCTCAGGCCGCTCTCCAGAAAGGCAAAATCACCAAGGAGCAGAATGAGCTAATCCAGAACATGCCGAAGATTGGTAGCCCGAAGAACAAGACCCTCCCGGACTACAAGCTAGAGCTAACCGGCCCCCATTACAAGAAAGCCCCAATCGTCAATGGCAAGCTTGCCCACAAGCTGGAAGTTGGCAACACGGACACGGCGGAGTTCCAGGCTCAGCAAAAGCCCTGGCTACAAAAATACAATAACACTCATACCGCAGCCGGCAAGGCGTTCAGCTACTGGAAGGGCAGTGGCAACCAAATCCGTATGTATCAGGACGGGTTCTTCAATACGCCCAAAGGGAAAGTCTGGCTAGAGAAACACACTAAGTCTTTGCAAGGAATCAAACACCAAGCAGAAGCAATGGAAGCGGCGATTGCTGAAGCCCCGCAGTACAACGGGATCATGTTTCGCGGTATTGACCACGTCACTCCTGGTACGGAAGCTTACGAAGTTCTGAAGAATCCTGGCAACATTGTTAAGTTCAAAAGTTCGGCTCACTGCTCTAAAGAAAACACCAAGTCGCTAGGTTTTGGCTCTACAGTGTACTTTCGCATTGCTGCTCGTAGCGGGGCGGACATCACCCACGTCCACGGCCACACTATCGAGAAAGAAGTTGTCACCCCTCCCGGCGTTGTCTATCGCGTTACAGCGGTTCACCACCAAGTCAAAGTAGGTGGAATTACCAAGGTTGGTTTGTTCGTTGACCTAGAAGAAGTTCACCCAGGCACCCCCGCTCACCACGCCTACGCATATGCCGAAATCAAGTAAACTACAGACCGCAAAGCAGGCTACAAAACAACCCGAAGCGGAGCAGGTTGAACTGCCTCAAGACTACACGGAGCCGGGCTACGACCGCTCCATGAGGTTCATTGAGCAGAACCCGGAACGCTCTATGGAGTTCATCTTTGCGGAAGACGCGGACCCGGATGACGTAATTGACTCCAACCAGTTCAACGAGTTCTATGAGCAATTCGCTGAAGACACAGAAGGGTACTTGAACCGGCTGCGAAAGCTAATAGGTAAAGGGCAAGCCGCCGCGACTCAGCGGATACTCGCTCTAGCCGAACAGGTTAAGGCCCTAGAATCTATAGCCGACGACTACCCTTTAACTACCTTGGCCCAGGTTATCGAAGCCGAAATAACCAAGCTGCAACCCTACTTGGGGATGGACCTGGCCGCAGACGTGTTGGCAGGCCACGCAGCCGCCATCGCAGGCGTGTCCGAGCAGCTAACCGGGCTAGAACCCCAAGGACTGCCTCCGGGCTTGCCTAGCTTCGCTACGGTGCCTATAGGGGTCTTACCTATCTTAACTACCCCACCGCTAGGTCCCCCGATTACCCCGCTTACCCCGACGTTACTAGCCAGCCTAGCCCTCCCGCACCCGCTAATCGAACACGTGGACACGCTCTTTCCGGGGACTTCGGTTGACGATGCCCCCATCGAAGCCGGGGTACACCTTCCGGCACTCCGGGCTGCCCAAAAAACACTCGACACTAGCCCGGTCAAGGTAGGAGCCGACTACAAGGAGACAGCCCAGCACGTTAAGGAGGGAGCCTTCGCCATCACAGGAAACCTCACTACAGCCGCCGTGGAAGACGTGCGGAACACTCTCAGCCAAGTGTTGGCTGAAGGGGCGGACCAAAAGACTTTCATTGACATCGTCAGCCGTCGCCTAGAGGAACAGGGCAGCCCGCTTAGCCCGCCCCACATTGAAAACGTATTCCGTACCAACACCATGGCCGCCTATAGCAAGGCTCAATTGAACGCGATTAAAAGCCCAGCGGTAGCGGACGCCTTCCCTTACGCTGCCTACGGAGCGACGATGGATGCACGGGTACGGGAGAACCACTGGGCCTTGGAAAGTCTAGGACTAGGCGGCACGAACATTTACCGGGCAGACGACCCTACGTTTTTGGCCTTCCGGCCCCCTTGGGATTATAATTGCCGTTGTCACTGGTATCCCGTGACGGTAGAGCAGGCCGCGACGAAAGGAGTAGCTGAAGCCAAAGAGTGGTTGGAACGGGCGAAGCTGATGGCGACCCAGAAGGGCGGAACGTTTTACCAATA